CCACCACCCCCACCCGCCGCCGCACCGACGGCCTCGACGCCAAACGCCTCGCCGCTGGCGAGCGCGACGACGACTGAAAGAGCCACCCGATGACCTGGATCCTCACCACCTCCGGCCGCCGCGTCGACCTCGCCGCGCCGAACCAGGCCGACATCCTGCCCATGGACATCGCCTGGGCGTTGGCGCAGACCAATCGCTTCACCGGCCACTGCCTGCGCCCCTACAGCGTGGCCGAGCACTGCTTGCTGGTGTGCCACCTTGCCGAACATGTGCACCGGCTGAGCGTGCACGGCCTGCTCGCCGCGCTGATGCACGACGCACACGAGGCCTACTGCGGCGACCTCAGCAGCCCCGCCAAGCAGGCCATCGCCGAACCGTGGCGCCAGTTCGAAGGCCGCATCGAGCACACCGTGCACACGGCCTTCGCTCTGCACACCGCCAGCGCCCAGCACCGCGCCGCCATCAAGCACTGCGACCTCATGGCCCTGGCCACCGAGCGCCGCGACCTCATGCCCGGCCACACCCCCGCCGCCGCCGAGCCCTGGCCGTGCCTTGAAGGCATAGAGCCCGCGCACTGGGTCAACTTGCGCAGCGTCGAGCGCTGCAAGATGGACTGGGAAGACTGGCGCGACCGCTGGCTGGACCGCTATCACGAACTTGACTTCGCGCGCAACGAGGCCCTGTTCGCCGAAGCCGACGCCTGAGCAGAGCCAACGCCATGACCGCCACCCTGCTCACTCCCGAGGCCCGCGCCGCCATGCTGGCCGCCTACCCTGGCACCACCAACGCCGAGCTCGCGAAGCGCTACGGCCTGACCGAACGGCAACTCGTCTACATCGCCAGCAGGGCCGGCGTGCGTAAGGACGTCGCCACGCTGCGCGCCACCCAATTGCACGGGCAGCCAGCCGCCAACGCCCAGCGCATGCGCCTGCTCGACGCCATCGCCCAGGCCGGCCCGGACGGTCTGGAGTGGAACGCCGCGTGCGACACCCTGGCGGGCGCGGCCGAGAAGCTCGTGTCCACGCGGCTGGCCCAGCTCGTCGACGTCGGCCAGGCACACCGCGCCGGCCCTCATCGGCACGCGCGCTGGTTTGCCAACGCCGCCTGGGCCGCAGCCTACGCCGCCCGCCCTGCGCCACCCACGGCCAAGGCGCTGCGGAGCCAGGCAGCCCAGGCCGCGCGCGAGGCCCGCAACCGCGCCCGCGCTGAGCGTGCCGCCATGGCCGGCGGCCGCGCCGCCGCCAAGCGCCGACCGGCGGCCACTGCAGGCGTGCGCATCGCACCCAGCGCCGGGCCGGCCCGCGAGCGCGGCGATGGCGTCGTCACGGCCGCCACGCGCGTCACCGTTGGTCACGCTGTACCCGGCCCCGAGGCCCGCTGGCACGGCAACGCCGCCCCCATCTTCAGCGCCCGCCGCCCCGGCCAGTACGACGACGAGCCGTCGAGCTGGGTGCGCGCCATCACCGGTAGCCGCCCATGAGCAGCCTCATCGTCATCGACCGCGCCAACCCCACCGCGCCCGCCTGCTTTGGCGTCTGCTGCCCGCGGCACGCCGCCTGCGCCCGCTACGCCGCCGCCGACGGCCCGGCCGGCCAGCATGCGGTGGCGACGTGCGACGACGCCGGCAACGGCGAGCGGCCGCTGTTCATGGCGGCCTTGGCGAACGAACCGGCAGCGAGCGCCACACCATGACCACCGCCGAACTCGACCGCGAGTCGCTGATGGATCTGTCCGAAGTGCTGGCCCGCATCAAGATGCAGAAGACCTGGCTCTACGCAGAGATCAAGGCCGGCCGCTTCCCCGCGCCGATCAAGCTGAGCCCCAAGGCGGCGCGCTGGAAGGCCGGCTGGGTCTTCGACTACCTAGCCGCGCTTGGCGCGCCGGCCCAGGGCGCCACCGTCTCCCACCCTTGAGCGACGAGTATGGAAAACGACCCCCGCGCAGATTTTGAGGCGGCCTACGTCAAGGCTTACCCGGTGTCGTGCTCTCTGAAGCGCGGCGATCCCTTCAGGCGCGACCCGGAGGCGCCCGACGAATACGACGCGGCGCCGATCCAGATCGGCTGGGTGATGTGGCAAGCCTCCCGGCGCCACGCGCTGGCGCAAGCGGTGCGCGTGGCCGGCCCGGAGGACAGCTACCAAGACGAGTGGTTCACGGCCAAAGCCGACGCGGTGAACCGCATCAAGGCGCTGCCGGGCGCCGACCTTTCCTAGCCCATGGGACTTGCACATGAACAACACACCCGAAGCTCTCTCCCGCCAGCTCGACGACTACGCCACCGAGATCGGCCGACTCCGCAACGTCATCCAGGCCGCGTGCCTGGGCGGCACCGATCTGATGATCGAGCGATGGAAGCAGCTCTTCCCGGACGCGCCCGTGCCCAGCGTCAAGCCGGTGGCGCCTGTGGCGCTGCGCGAAGTCGGCCTGACCCGCGACACCACGGGCATGTGCGTCGTCACCGTGAACGGCCGCGAGGCCATCCGGGACAACGGCGACGTCATCAGCCACTACGCGACGCCGGACTGGTTCAGCGACGCCGCCTGATTCCGCTACTTTGGAACTGAGGATCAATGAATGAGCTGGCTCTTTTCGCAGGCGCTGGTGGCGGCATTCTTGGAGGACACCTCCTCGGATGGCGCACGGTCTGCGCTGTCGAGTGGGAACCCTACGCCGCAAGCGTTCTTGCCCAGCGACAGAACGACGGACTTCTCCCGCCCTTCCCGATTTGGGATGACGTTCGCACCTTTGACGGACTCCCTTGGCGCGGCCGTGTTGACGTGGTTTCTGGCGGGTTTCCCTGCCAGGACATCAGCGTCGCCGGAAAGGGCGCCGGCCTGGACGGAGAACGATCCGGCCTCTGGCGAGAGATGGCGCGGGTGGTTGGCGAAGTACGACCCAGATTCGTCTTCGTGGAGAACTCCCCAGCGCTCGTTCATCGAGGGCTTGGACGAGTCCTCGGCGACCTTGCCGAACTCGGGTATGACTCGCGGTGGGCTGTGCTGGGAGCTGCCGACGTTGGCGCCCCTCACAAGCGGGACCGGCTCTGGCTTGTGGCCCACGCCGACGGCGACGCTCGGGGACCACGGTGGACTGGTGTCGCCGAGCAAAGCCCGGGAAGGCGGGACGCTGATCGAGGCGGTGTCGGCTCGCGCGAAGTGGCCGACGCCGATGTCCGGGAAGTCGCAGATCAGCGGGCAATTCCGGCGCGACATGGCGAAGGCCATGCAGCAGTGGCCGACGCCCACCGTCAACGGGAACACGAACCGCCTGGCGCGAGCGAAACGAGCGGCTATGGCCTGCGCTCGGCGGTCGTGGACTGGACGGGGGTTTCTGGTCCGCTGAACCCGACGTGGGTCGAGTGGCTGATGGGGTGGCCGCTCGGGTGGACCGACTTAGAGCCATTGGCAACGGCCAAGTACCCCAGTGCGCCGCCGCCGCGTGGAGGCTGCTCAGTGCAAGCCACCATCCCTGAAATCCCATGTGCCGCTTGAGAGTCTGACCATGCCAATTTTCATCATCCACAAAGACGGCGCCTACAACCTGTTCAGCACGGTCGTGGACGCCTGCCATTACGAACCTGCGCTGACGCTGGCGCAGTTGCATGAGGTGCTGCCGGGCGACATCGACGACCGCCTCAAGCGCGCCCATTTCAGCGGGTGCAGCGGCATCGACTGGACGCTTGGCGATTGCATCGAGACCAACCGGGCCGGTCCACAAGAGGCCCGGCTGCCGCCCGACGAGTTCGTCCGCCGCTTCTTGACCTTGCCGGCCGCCTGATTCCAATGGACGGGAAGAGCACCAACATGACCACACCCACACCGAACATCACCGAAGCCCGGAGCCTGGCCGCCTCGCTGCGCACCCTGGACCTTGATGCATCCGCCGACATGATGGACGCCCTGGCCGCCGAGGTCGATCGGCTGCGCGCCCTGGCGGCGCCGGCCGCTTTGATCGAGACGTGTCGCGCGGCACTGGCCGAGGAGCTGTCCGCATGGGACATCGATCCGCCGCTGGCCCACGTCAAGGATGCGCATGACGCTTGCGTGGCGTGGCTCGCCGCCCCGGCACAGCAGGCCGCCCCATCCCTGACGGTTGGGGATGAGCCGGTGCGCCTCGTGTATCGCTACGGCGACCCGGAAACGGGCGATCAAGGCGAACCCGGGACGTATGACGCCAATGGCAACTGGCATCCGCTTGAGGATGGCCCTGCCGCGCAGGCAGAGCCGGCGGCGTGGCGGCAGGCCCTGCGCGACCTCGCTGCGGCCCTGATCGAAGCTGAGCGCCCCGACCTTGAGCCGTGCCCGCCGGAGATGAGCCAGAAGCTGGTGGAGATGGCGAAGCCCGATTCCACGCTCGGCATCCTGCGTGACGCCCTCGCTTCCAAGCCGCCCGCGCAGGGGATGGGAATCTGCCGCCGCTGCCCGGTGCTGCCGCTTTCATCGTCCACCGCGCCATGTGTGAGCCCGCGCTTGATTGGTCGGAGGGCGACGGCTGGCGCAACGAGGCGCTGTTCACGGCTGACCAGATGCGCGACTACGCCCGCGCCGCAGCCCCTGCCGCGTCGGCGCCGGCCGAGGCGGATGTGCGTGACGCGGCGCGGTATCGCGCACTGCGTGAGGGTCGCTTCAGCTTCGCCCCACGCATCACCGACCCAACCAACGAATGGTTGGGCTACACGCCGGCCGGCCTGGACAAGGTGTGCGACGAGATGGTCGCGCTCTCCAAAAACCCAGCCCCTGGCGCCACACCTGCAACGAAGGAACAACCATGAAGCAACTGGTGATCTACCACGCCAACTGCACCGATGGCTTCACGGCCGCCTGGTGCTTCCACCACGCCGCGCCCGGCACGTTCGAATTCCTGCCGGCTAGCTACGGCCAGGAGCCGCCCGATGTCGCCGGCCGCCAGGTCTACCTCGTGGACTTCAGCTATCCGCGCGAGCAGCTGCTGGCGATGGCCGAGACAGCGGCGGGCGTGACGGTGCTGGATCACCACCAGTCCGCCGAGGCGGCGCTGGCTGGGCTGACCCACCCGCGCCTGCACGTCCACTTCGACATGCAGCGCAGCGGCGCCGGCATGGCATGGGACTTCCTGTTCCCGAACGTGTCTCGCCCGGTCTTTCTGAGCTTCGTCGAAGACCGAGACCTGTGGCGCTTCCGTTTCCCGGACACCAAGGCATCCCACGCCTACCTCGGCAGCGTGCCGCACACATTCGACGCCTGGGACGACATCATGCTCGGCGACCTGCGGCGGCAGACCATAGCGCTGGCCCAGGGCGAAGCGCTGGTGCGGCTGGTGGAGAAGCAGGTGGCCGACGCGGTGCGCTCCACACAGCGCAGCGCCGTCATCGGGGGCCAGATCGTGCCGGTTGCAAACGTGCCCGGCTTCCTGGCGAGCGACGCCGGCCACTTCATGAACGAGGGTGTGCCGTTCGCCGCCACCTACTTCGACACCGAGCAGCGCCGCTGCTTCAGCCTGCGCAGCCGCCCGGATGGCGCTGACGTGTCGCTGATCGCCGGCCAGTACGGCGGTGGCGGCCACAAGCATGCGGCCGGCTTCAGCGTGCCGCGCGATCACGACCTTGCGAGAGCCTGACCATGACCGAATTCCAAGCCCCTCCTGGCGCAGATGCGCCGGCCCTGCATGACACCGTAGCCGCGGCACTGCGCAAGGCATTCAACCTGGGTCAGACCTACTGGCAGCAGGCCGACAGCGAAAGCTACTCGCAAAACGCCAAGTCCGACATCACGCGCGGCAAGTTCGATGCGCTGCTGGACGAGACGACCGCGACGGTTCTGGCCGCCGCCCCATCCCCTGTTCCTGCATCCGCAGTGCCGGAGCGGTTCGTCAATGGTTGCAACTACGGCGGCCGGAACTGTGGCCGGTCCGCCTGCGAGCGCGAGTGCTGCGCGCCCCGCCAGGAAGCAGCAGCCCCAGCAGAGGGGGATGCATCGCAGCGGCTGCACGAGATTGGCAGCTGGGACCATCGTGGCGATGCCCTGGAGGATGCTGTCGATGAGCACTACGGCGCCGGCTCTTGGGCCGCAATCCTCGCTGCCGTCAAGACTGGCAAGCCACAGCCCAAGGGGCCTGCACAACTGGAGACGGTTGCCTACGTCTGCCTGAGCGACGACGGCATCGAGGCCAACGGCCTGCCGGGGTTGTCGTGCGGGAAACGCGGCGAGCCTGTGGTGTGGCGTGCTGACGCTGAGGCGGCCATTCGCGACGCTCAAGCCCCCGCGCCTGCACCCAAAGCCGCAGCTCCATTCGACTTCGACGAACTGCGGTCACGCGTCATTGGCGCCATCCACGACCACGGCTCAAAGCAGCCCGAGGACGATGAGACCTGGGAAGAGTGGCATGTCGCTGCGTTCGACCTCTTAGGGGATGCCGTGCGCCGAATCTTCGAGGCCGCGCAGCCCAAAGCAGCGCCAGTTCGAGCCCCCGCAGTAAAGGCTGAAGACGCCCGCGACGCGGCGCGGTATCGGTGGCTGCGCGACAAGGCCAACCGAGACACCAGGGCCAGGGCGCCAATGGTGTTCAACGCGCCGGGCAACGGCAAGCCGGTGCAGTGGACGGACGCGCTTTACGAGAGCTATCTGGACGAAGCCATGGACGCGGCGATGGCGTCCCATCATCCGGTACAGAACAAGGAGGGCGCGTGATGCTCAGCCCGGAACGAGCGGCCGAGATGGCCGAACGCTACAAGGCCAACCCGATTTACGGCACGGACCTGAACCGCCCCATGAGCGAAGTCATCAAGGAGCTTCGCCAGCGTATGACCACGCTGCGCGGCCAGATCGCCGACTTCCAGTTCGGGTTCCCAGGCTGGCGCGAACGCACCGAACCAGTCGAGGGCCTGCTGACGTGCGGCATCGTCACCCTCTACGCGGTGTTGCAAGAGCTGGAGAAGTTCGAGGCCGATCAGAAAACCATCCCCTCACAGGGCACACCGACATGAGCGACCTGATCCGCCAGATCGAAACCGCCCGCGTTCGGGCCGCCGAAGCCGCCGTCGTCGCCAGCCTGCCGCCCGAGCTGCTGGAGACCATGCGCCGCGCCGACGAACGCTTCGCTGCTGCGGGCGGCTGCCCTGGCTGCAAAAGCACCAGCATCGGCGTGCACTACGGCGCCTGCCCGACGCTGGACGAGCCCGACTTTTACTAACCCCGCCGGTCGCACATTGAAATGAGCATTGCAGCCCACCGCTTCGACAACGCCAAGCGCCGTCGCCCCGATGAGCACGCCCGCCAGGCCATGCTGACCCCGCCCTACCTTCTGGAGCCGGTGCGCGAGCTGGTCGGAGGCTTCGGCCTGGACCCCTGCACCGAGCCGGACAACCCCACCAAGGCGGCCCAGTGGTACTGCCTGCCCGCAGACGGCTGCGCGCTGCCGTGGGACGCGGACGTCGTCTGGTGCAACCCGCCCTACGGCGAGGCGCGCGACCGCTGGGTCGACCGCTGCATCGACGAGGGCCAGCGCCGCAAGGTGCTGCTGCTGATCCCGTCGCACACCGAGACGCGCACTTTCCAGCGTGCGCTGAAGGCGTGCACCTCGGTACTGCTGATCCAGGCGCGGCTGCGCTTCGGCGTGCTGCGCGACAACGGCCGACAAGAGGCCGCCAGCCACGGCAGTGCGCTGTTCGGCTTCGGCGTTGACCTTTCGCCCCTGGGCAGCATGGGCAGCGTGCTCAAGCCGCATGCCCTGGCCGCAAATTCCTAGCCCCCATTGCCGAGGACCGCCATGACAGACCACGACCCAGACGACGAGTGCGATTGCGCAGAGCCGTCCGACAACGACCAAGGCTTCTGCATGGGCTGTGGCCGCTGGATCAACTACCGCGAGCGCAACGCGCCCTAAACCCAATCCCCTGCACCCGCACATGCCCAAGCGATACGGACGACGAGAAACATGGCGGCGCAAGTGCACCGCCTGGGCCAACCCACCTGAGGCCCGGCGTTTCTGGCGCGCGACCTACAGCCCGTTTTTCATGCGAGAGCTGCGCACTAGCCACGAAATGCGAGGTGAGCCTGGGCACGTCATCTGCGCCGCCGAGTGGGTCGAGGCCTGCGGCTACTGCCTGGACCGCACCGAGATCGCCTGACGGTTCCCCATACCCTGCCGACGAACACCATGAGCGATCCCACCGAAATCATGCGCGAGGCGATCAAGAACCTGCGCGTTGAGTGGGTTGTCCGTCAGCAGGTATCGACGGTCAACAAGAGCTGGCTGGTTGATCTGTCCAACAGCCAGACAGAGCGAGCCGCGCGAATGGACTATGACCGCCACGTCAAAGATAACCCGGATGCCTACTTTGAACTGGTTGTCGTCATGAGCGCCGAGGTCTGCAAAGCGTTCACGCCGCACAAGGGCGCCGGCTCCGCCATCTGACCGTTTTCAATCCCCCTGCCGAGGGCCTCGCCCTACTGCATCGCGCGCAGATCATCCAGGTAGTCGGCCCACCGCTGCATGAACTCCCGGCGCAGGTCCATGAACGACGTCCGGTTGTACGAGCGGCCGTTCGCGTCCTTGACCGCGTGCGCCAGCTGCGCGTCGATGATCTCGCCGTCGACGCGCAGCCGCTCGGCGCCCATCGTCCGGGCCATGGCGCGGAAGCCATGGGCGCTCATCTCATCGTTCTCGTAGCCCAACCGCCGCAGCGCGCTGCGCACCGTGTTGTCGCTCATGCAGCGGGTCTTCTGCGTGACGGCGGGGAAGACGTAGATGCTCCGGCCAGCCAACGGCTGGAGTTCCTTCAGCAGCGCCACCGCCTGGCGCGCCAACGGCACCCAGTGCTTGTCGCCGGCCGCCTTCTGCTGCAGCGTGCCCTTCATCCTGACCGGCGGCACCCAGACCGCCTGTGCGTCCCAGTCGACCCATGCCCATTCCAGGTGTCGAATTTCGCCGGGCCGCAGGATCAGCAGCGCTGACAGCTGCAGTGCCAGCCGCGTCGCGGGGTGTCCCACGTAGCCCTGCATATCCCTGAGCAGCTGGCCCACTTGCTTCGGGTCAACGATGGCCGCATGCGGCGTCACCACCGTCGTCGGCAGAGCGTCGGCCAGGTCGGCCGCAGGATTCCTCGTGCAGGCGCCGGTGGCCACGCCATAGCGGAACACCTGCCCGCAGGCATTTTTGACACGGTGAGCCGTCTCGATGGTGCCCTGCGCCACGATGGGCTGCACCACCTGGTCGAGCAGCTCGGGCGGCTCGATCTCGCGGGCCGGGCGCTGCCCGATCTTCGGGAAGGCGTACAGCTCAAGCCAGCGCGTGATCTTCCCGATCTGCTCGGCCGACACTTTGTGCGCGTGCACTTCGGTCAGCCACTTGCGGGCCAGCCACTCGAACGAGCCCGGCGCCGGCCCGCCGGCAGCCACCAGACGCGCCACCTCGGCAGCCTGGGCCTGCTGCACCTTGGCGGCCTGGCGCTCGGCGCTCGGGTCAACGCCCTTGGCAATCATCTGCCGGGCTTCGTCGCGCCGCCGACGCGCCTCGCCGAGGCCCACGTCGGGATACACGCCCATCGACAATAGTTTCTCGGCGCCGGCAAACCGATACTTCAGCCGCCAATACTTCGCGCCGGTCGACCGCACTTCGAGGCGCAGCCCGTCACCGTCTGACAATTTCAGCGTCTTGCCCGAAGGCGCGACGGCGCGCCTGATGGCCGCGTCGCTGAGCTTGTTGGTGGGCATGGGGGTAACTCCTCGCAAGCCCGCGGGGCGGGTGGCGGGTTACCCCCATAGCTACCCCCGAGCGGGCCGGATGGTAGCGGATCAGCGCGAACGGATGCGAGCTGATCCTCTCTATAAAGGCCACCCTTTCAGGTGGCGCCGCGAACGCCTGAGAACGTTCGCGGAGGGGTATATGGTGGAGCCGGGGGGAATTGAAATATCTAAGTTCCCCAGGCATATATCCATTAACTTACCCCCAGTGTTACCCCCGAAAAGTCCGACTGTTGAGTTCGTGTGGCAATTGCTCAATTGAACCGTAGTCCTAATGCCGGCCCTACCTCGGCCAGGCGCTCAACAGGGCCGCATGCCGCGCCCTGCAATCGGCTGCGGCCGCCTCTCGCGCCTCTGCGATGCGCAGCACGTCGGCCAGCGGCGCGCTGGCGGCCTGCGGGTAGCTCGGGCCGGCTTGGCACAGCAAGGCCAGCGCCGGCGGCGGCGGGTCGATGGGCCTAGTAGTCGGCGCCCGCGTCGCGCAGCCTGTTGAGCCAAACGCGAGGCACAGGCACGTCGCCCAGCTCAAGCGGCCGGCCCAGGGGCCCGGCAGGCGGGCAAATCGTGGCGTGGAGCGCATAGACGGACTCCGGTGAGGGTGTGGCGGCTCGGCGCGCCGCGGCGGCTCTGCGGGCCTGGTATTCGGCATCGGCGGCACGGCCGCGCAGGCGGTCGGACTCGCGGGCGGCGTCGGCCGCCTCTCGGTCCTGCAGCTGCTGGGCCTGCCATTCGGCGCGCACGCTGGCGGCGCCAGAGCCGCGGCCGTGGATCCAGACGCCGGCCAGCAACGCCAGCACGGCGCCGGTCTTGATGAGCCAGAGGGGCGGCATCACGGGTAGAACACCCGGCGCTGCGACCGCGGCGGCACCGTCTGCAGGTGGGCCCAACCTTTGGTGGCGCTGGGGTGCTCCATCCACAGGCCCAGCTCTGCCAGCACGGCCTGTCCGGCGTCGCTGATCAGCCAGTCGTCGATGTCGCCGTCGGGGTCGTACAAGTCGATTGCCTGGCCGGTCATGTGCTTGGAGTTGGGGGCCGCGTTGGGCGTGGCGGCATTGAGGACCGGCGGGCGCCAGCCGCTGGAGACGGGCGTGCGGGTCTTTGGGTGTTGCACGGCGTGCAGACCGCTGGCCAGGGCTCGCGCGAGCATGGCGTTCACGAGGCCGACGGTGCGGTGAGCCTCGCGCTCGATGGCGGGCGTCAGCGCGAGCGGGTACTGCTCCCGGCGGCCCATGAAGTAATCGTCGACGGTGATCATGATGGCCTCCTTCGTCAGGGCTTGAGCACGTCTCGCACATCGGCCGCGGCGTCACGAGCGATCTCCGCGATATCTTTCCCGTCGCGCCGGCCCAGCCAGGTGAACAGCGCACGCACGAGCGCCCAGCCGGGCAGTCCGCAGGCGAAGCACAGGCCGAACAGCGTCGCGAGACCGGCCGGGCCGCTGGCGGCCATGTCAGACAAGCCCAACCAGTGGAGCAGCCAGCCACCACCGGCTACGCTGCACACCACGGTGCTGATGAGACCGACGGCCCATTCGCGCGCGCTACGCGGTGGTGTCATGCACATCACCACGACACTGGCCAGGCCGGCGCCCCCAGCGGTGACGCCGGCCATGCCGCCAATGAGCTTCCAGCCCGCGAAGCCGGCAGCAGCGCCGGATGAAGTTGGTTCTGCCATGGTGGGCCTTTCAGGAAGTAGGCGGCGTGGGCCAGGTGATGGATTCGGGGAAGCCCGGCTGCTGCGGCAGGTCGGCCAGCGCCTGCATGTACGCGGCCCAGTCGGACGGGATGGGCTGCCCGGTGCGCAGCGCGCGCAGCGTGACCCAGTCGCTCTCGGCCATGCGGCGGTCCCGCTCGGCACGGGCGGTAGGCGCATCCCAGACCACGGCAACAGGCGGGCGGGTGTAAGGCACTAGCGTGCCGGTATCAACATCGAAGCGCTGCGTAAACGGGTCAGCATCGATCTGCGTTGCGACATGCTCGGCGGGCGTATTGGCCGCGACAGCCGCCTGGTTCGGCAGCAGCATGCTGCCAGGGACAAATACGCCTGTTGAGGCGTGATAAAAGCGCCAGGGCTTGCTCATCGCTTGACCACCTCAGTGCGCATCGAAGAGTCGTACAGGCCGATCGCCGGGTTCAAGCTGTTGCGGTTGGAGATCAGTTTGAAGACAAGCGACACACCCCCCGCGGCGGCAAAGCTCGTCACGCAGCTGAACATCTGCCTGGAGCCTGAGGTGCTCGAACAATTGCCCAGCACGACGTCGGCGCCACCACCGGCGGACACGGCCCAATAGAGATAGTTGCCACTGTCCGGCAGGACAGAGGACGCACCGATCGTCGCGGTGAAAGAGACCTTCGCCGCGACAGGCGGCGTGACCGTGAACGACCGTTGCACGGTGGGGCCGCTGCCGGTGCCTGATCCACCAAACGAGTGGCTGTCCTGGGTGATCTCTGTGGCAGCGTCGGCGGCGATCTTGGCCGTATCGACGTCACCATCGCCCAGCACCGTCAGCACCACCCAACTGCTGCCGTCCCAACGACTGAGCCGCGTGCTGCCGGCGGTGCTGTTCGACCACAGGTCGCCGACGGCCAGCGCGGTGGGCGTGCTGCCGCCGTAGAAGGTCGTTACCTTGCTGTTGGCCGTGGACTGCGCGTTGGCCGACCCGCGCATCGGCGATGCGATCCCCGCGGCCGCCACGACCCAGACGCCCGTGGTGTAGCGGTACTGCTTGTTGCCGTCGTTGGTGTCGTACCAGAGGTCGCCCTCGGCCTCGCCTTGCCCGCTCGGCGGCGTGTCCTGGTGGAACGACGTGATCTTGCCGTCGGCCGTGGACTGCGCGGCTGCAGCGTCGGCGATGGCCTGGGCAATGCCGAGGTCGCGCACCGACACCCAGGAGCCGCCCATGGCCACGTACTGGCGGTTGTCGTCGTCCGTGTCGTACCAGAGGCCGCCGGCGTCGTAGGCGGGAGCGGTTGGCTGGCGGTAGATCGTGTTCTTGGTAGCGGCCAGGTCGCCGACGTAGCCGTAGTCCACGAGGGTCCGAGCGCCGCTGGTGGTGCCGGACACGCGGAGCTGCCCGTCCAACAGATCAAACGCCAGTTCGCACCAAGCGTCCGTGTCGGAGTCGACCGCGCCGGCATAGACCTCCGCGCCGTTGCCCTCGCCGCACCCCGCAATGCCGACCAAGATGTAGGCCGCCCTGAGCACGAACGCCGCGGAACCGAACACCGCCCTGCTGGCGCCGCAGCGGTACATCGCCGCAGGCAGGCCGCTGTCCATCCGGTGACTCTGCGGCTCGTCGTGCGAGTAGATGACGATCAGGTTGCCCTTGCGGTTGTCGCAGATGTAGTTCAGATCCGCGGCCAGCGTCGACGCTGTGCGGTAGGTGCCATCGGGCGCCGCGATGCTTCCGACGCCATAGACGTCATAGCTGTTCGTGTAGATGACGGCGCCATCGCGGTTCAGCTCGACCAGCACGTAGCTCCGCATGGCCGGGTTGCCCACCTGCGCCCCCGTCTCGGCATTGCGCAGCCCTGTAGTGAAACCAGCGCGCGGAGATGCCAAGTTGCCCATGGCGCCCACGCGGAACGCCAGCGGCCGCCCCGTGGTGTTCACCCACTGAGCGCGCTTGCCGGCCTCCGCAGCGATGGCGTTGAGCAGCGCTTGCCGGGTGGTGTAGATGTCGGTCCATTTCGCCTGGTCAACAGCCGGCGTGATGGGCGTGTCTGTACTGGTGTCGTCCCAAGCGGGCGACAGGCTGCCGAGGTAGGCGCTGAGTGCACCGTAGGCGTTGTCGTAGGCCTGCCTGATGGCCGACGCACCGTAGGTCAGCCCATAGAGGTTGGCCTGGTTCTGGATGCCCGAGATCTCGCCAGTAAGGGCCTGCCACTGCCGCATGAGGGCAGGCTTCTCGGCCGCGTCGAGATAGCCGTTGCTGCGCATGGTGACCAGCGTGCTCAGCGCGCTGCTGGCGTTTCCCGCCGCCGTGGTGGCGGCTCCCTGCGCCGCCACAGCGGCCGCGTAGGCGACGTCCGCACCAGCCTCCAGGCTGTTCAGCGTGCTCGCTGCAGCCCACATGCTGGCGGCAATCAGGCCGGGCGCACCACCTGTGTCAGCCGCCCCGCTTTCGAGCGTACCGATGATCCAGTGCGTCGCCGCCGGCGTGAACGTTGCCCAGCCGGCGCTGTTGTCGTCGTACTGCCAAGCGCCCTGGTACCGCCTTGCCATCGCAAAGGGTTGATACACCGCGCCACCGGCCTTACTGAAGGTGGCGCCGGCGCTGTCCCAGACGATGTAGCCGGCCACCGGGCCTTGGTTGGTGAACAACGAACCATTCGGCACCGCAGTGGCCACACCATTCACCAGGATGACGCCCGGCGCGTCCAGTGCGTTGCCGCTAGCGTCGACCGCGTGGATGTACGCCTCGTTGTAGTTGACCGTGCCTGCGAAGTCGCTGACGTTGAGCTTGATGCCAAGGCTTTCTGGCGCCGGCACGATGCGCTGCGCGTCCTGGATGGCCGCCGCGCTGGCCACGAGGTCGCTGTACGCAGCGGCGCTGTGGCGCACCAGCGCCAGCTCCCAGCGGCCGGGCGACGGCATGCCGACGTCGGCCACGCGCATGGGCGTCATGGACAGGCCCAGCGGGTGGTCGACCGTGATGATGTCGCCCTTGTCGTGCCGGATCCCAACGTCAAACACCTGCAGCGTGGTCGTGATGTCGTTGAGCCAGAGCTTGTTGAGGCGCTCCGTGGCCTCTCGCAACGCCTGGCCGTACCGGTGGATGCCGGGCAGGCGCACCTGGCTAAGGCGCCAGGGCTTGGTGGTGCCTGCGCCGTCGATCTGCGCGGTGGCTGAGGCGTCGCGCCAGGGCGTGGCGCTGGTGTCGGTGTAGATGACCTCAACTGCCGTGGGCGCTTGGCTGAGGTCGCGCAGCTCCAGCGCGCCGATGGCGGCGATCTCGCCGTAGGCGTGGCGGTAGGTGGCTACCGCGGCCGCGTCTGCGTCCGGAACCAGGCGCACACCGCTGGAGCCGGGCAGCAGGAAGCAGCCGGCGTAGGCGCGCAGGGCCTCTGCCACGTCGACGGCCGCCGCGGCAGCGATAAAGCTAACGCCGACGATGCGGCGCTGCTCGTCGACGGTGCTGGGCACGATGGCGCGGTTGGCCTGGCTGGTGGTGCGCACGCTGGCCCAGTCCACCGCCAGGCCGCAGCCGTAGACGGCGCTTGCGACGAAGTCGGCCAGGCACACGGCCGGCGTGTCGGTGTAGGCCCAGGTGCTGGGGTCGGCCAAAGCCGCCGGCGGTGGTGTCGAAGGACGGGTCGTAGCACTTGCGGCCGCGGATGCGCGCGGTGAGGCTGAGCTGGCCGCCGAACAGCGCCGCCGGCATGGCGATCAGGCTCCACGCGTAGCCGGTGAGCGGGCGCACCTGACCGACGATGCCCTGCGCCGCGAAGGCGGCCTCGAGCGTGGCGTTCACCACCGTCTGCGCGCCGGTGTAGTGCGTGGCGGTGGCGCCGGCCGGCAGTGCCGCGTCGTTGAGCTGCAGGTCGTTGATGCTGTCGCAGGCATGGCACCAGAGCGCCTGCACGAGCAGCGTGCCGGGCGTACCAGCGGCGCTCAGCACGTTGAGGATGAGGCCGCTGATGCGGTCCTCCCCGTAGACCAGCGGCACGACGGCGCGGTCGGCCGCAGCCGGCAGCTGGCGCTTGGCCGCGCTCGCGCCGACGCCGTTGAGCGTGTTGGCGGGCGGGATGGTGAGGCCGTCGGTGATGAGTGGCATGGTCAGCTCCGACGGGCCAGGGTGTAGGTCTGGCCGTTGATCTTGAGCACCGTGCCGGCCGGCAGCAGCGGCGAGAAGCCGGCCGTGGACACGAACGTGCGGGGCGCCTGCGTGTAATCGGCCGGGTGCCGCAGCGACAGGCGCACGGCGTCGGTCGCGATCTGTGCGGCGGCGCAGACGCCGTCGGCCAGCCACACGACATCGCCGCTGGCCGTGGCGCCGGCGTCGTAGCCCCAGATGCGCACGGCCCGGTCCTGCACACCCTGGCCCAGCACCAGCGCGGCCATGGCGCCGTCGCCGTTGCCCAGGCGCAGCACGCCGGAGAGCGCAAGCGCTTCGACCTGCAGGGACTCGACGGTCACGTCCTCCTTCGTCCAGTTCTCGCCGGCCCAGGTCAGGTCGGCATGGCTGCTCCAGCGTTTGACGGGCGAGAACGCCAGCTCCACCAGCACAGCGGGTTGCTGAACAGGCGCACCGAGGGCGGCAGACAGCGCAGCGGACAGCGACTTCATGCCTTCAGACCTCCGCCAGGCGCACGGTGGCGCGGTAATAGAGACCCTTGCGCCAGACCTGCGGTGCGGCGCTGAAGCGCACCGTGTAGGTTGCGCCGTCGCCGGGCCAGGCGAAGCTGAACTGCGTGGTGACGTTGGCTGCGTAGAACGTCATCAGCTCATCGCGCTCGGCGCGCGTGAGCATGTGCACGACGATGAAGTCCGTTTTGTCGGCGCTGTACAGCCGGCGCACCTTGAGAAGGCCGTTGGTCGCGCGCAGCGCCTCGATGCCGGCGCCGCGCGAGGCCTCGCTCTCCTCGAGGATCATGAACGTGGTTGGGTAGGGCATGCGGCCTCAGTACGCCTGGGTCACTTCGGGCTGGCGGTAGCCGGGCATCCAGCCGCCGGAGGAGCCGCCGAGCTCGCGGATGGTCGAGGTCAAGGTGGCAACCGCGTCGACGACGCGCAGCGTGGCGTCGCGCGTCTCGTATTGCGCGTCCATCGACTGCTGGGCCAACTGCAGCTGCTGGCTGACCGTGCTGAGCAGCGGGCTGAGCATGTCGTTGGCCGGCGCGAGGGCGGCGGCCTGGCTGAGGGTCAGGCCGGATTCCGTCAGGTAGTCGGAGACGGTCGCGAAGCTGCCCTGCAACGCCAGCAGCGCGGCCAACTGCTCGCGGCCGGTGGTGCTGTTCGGATCCAGGCTTTCCACCAAGGCGCGGAACTGCTCGCGGCTGTTGACCTCGGTCGTCACGCCAGCTGCGCCGAGCGCGCCCTGCACCTCACGGGCCTTCAAGCCGGCGATCTCTTCGCGGTTGTAGTAGTTCTGCACAAAGCCCAGCGCCTGCTGGTTGAGCGCATCCATGCCGCCGGCAAGGTCGATCAGGTGCTCGCGCGCCGTCACGCTGGTGGCCGCCAGGCGGCTGAAGACGCCGCCCAGCGAGTTCAGGCCGTTCGAGAAGGTCTGCAGCGTGGACAGGCGGCTCAAGGTGCCGGCCAGCGTCTCTCCGTAGCGCTGCAGCGGTGCGAGCTGGGCGGCGTAGCGCGAGGCCAGCTGCTCGCCCACGTTGGCGACGGCTGCTTCGAGCGCGGCCTTGTTCTCTTCCTCCGACTTCCCCCAGACGACCTTGAATTGCGCCGCGTACCCATTGACCGCCGACACCGGCAGCCCCAGCACTTTGGCGTACTCGCCGGCCGACTTGTAGAGCGCACTGATGGTGCGGTCCAGTTCGGCATCCAGCTGCTTGCTGATGGGGCTGTAGTCGGTGCCCGTCTTGTCGGACCGGAACCAGCCGCCCTTCTGCAGCCAGTCCGCATAGGCCTGGCCAGTGAAGCCGCCCGAATTGATGGTGCCGGTGATGCCCTGCCCTTGCAATTGCGGCGAGCTGCGGCCAAAGGCCCGGCTCCACAACGACGCGCCGGTGATGACATTGGCCAGGCGCTCATTGACGCCCAGGCCCACCAGCGCATTGGTGTCCATCTTCATGGTGGGCGGAGCGATGAACGGCGTGAGCATGGCCGTCTTGAGCCACGCATCGGTGTACGAGAAGGTGCGCTGGTTGAACCCCTTGGCGTAGGCGCCGTCGGCCGCGCCCATGGCCATGGCGATCAATGCGGCATACGGCGCGAAGGCGGCAACGCCCGCGCCGGCACTGATGGCGCTGCCGGTGCCGGACATGCCGGCCTGCGTGTAGGCGCGAGACGCAGCCAAGGCCTGGCTGCCGTTGAGGCCCATGCCAGAGCCGAAGGCCGACAACCAGGAGGAGCCTGTCAAGCTGCCGGCGCCACCGATCAGCTGCGCGATGCTGCCAATGCCGCCCCCAGAGCCGCCCTGCAGCCATCCCGTCAGCGAGTTCGCCACGGGCTGCACGATGGCCTGCACGACTGGCCGCAGCACCATCGTCTTGAACATGTTGACGATGGTGTCGCGCAAGGTGATGGCAAAGCCCTTGCCGCTCTCGAAGCCGCGCATCAGCGCATCCGTGAGCGAGCGCTCCATGTCACCGGTGGCGCGCTTCCACTCGCGGGCGGCGTCCTCGGCGTTCTTCTTGGCTACGGCGCGGGTTTCCTTGTTGCCGAGGAGCTGGGCCAGCTCGCGGCGAGCGTCGATCTCGCGCTGTAGCGCGGCGGCGGTAGCGCCGTCGTTCGCCGCCGCGGCTTTGGCGCGAGCCTCCTCGAGGCGATTCGCCGTGACGAGTTCGATGGCAGTGGCCAGAGCCACGTTCTGGCTGGCGGCGAGCTCGAGCGCGGCCTCCTCGTCACGATGGCGCTGAACCTGCTTGGCCACGGCCTCAGCACTCTGTTCAAGGGCCGCGATCTTGCGCGCGTACATCTCCAGACCACGCTCCTCGGCGTCCGCCAAAAGCTGGGCGGCGGTGGCCTGCGCCTGCAGCTGCTCGCGGATCACCGGCTGCGCCGTGATGAGCTTCTGCACCGCGGCGACGTACTGCTCCTCGGTGAGCTTGCCGCGCTCGCGCAGCTGGGACAACTCCTGCAGATCCTTCTGGTAGCTGCCCGACAGGCCGACGGCGCGCTCCAGCGCGGCTGCTTCGCGCTCGCGCTCAGCGGCGAGCTTGCCAACGGCCTTTGCGGCCTCTTCGTCGGCCTTGATGGTGTTCTTGATGGCCGCAGCATGGCGAGCCTCGACCGAGGCAACGTCCTGGCCGAGCTTGACCGACTCGCGCAGTCGGGCAATCAGGGCGTCGTTGTCGCGCAGCTGTTGCTCGATGCTTCGCCCACCGAAAGTTGCTTCGAACGTGGGCCGCGGCCCTGCCAGGCCGTCTCCAGCAAGGGCCTTGCGCAGCTTGGCGGAGTAGGCTTCGGCCCTTGCCAGTTCGGTTTCGACCGAGCCCGGGCGGCCCACGTTGAGCATTGCATCCCACGCATCCTTCGCGCCCTTGCCGACGCTGAGCCACGCCCTCTCCAGCGTGCCGAGCTGGGCTTCGAGCTTCTTGGCGCGTTCAATACCTACGCGCGAGTACTCGGCCTGGGCCGCCGCTACAGCCTCTGCCGTCCGGCCGTTCTCGCTCAAGGCCTTGACCTGCTTGTAGACCGATGCGGTTAGGAAGTTTTCAGCGTCGTTGAGATCAATGAGCGCCTTGAGCGGCTCCTTGCCGAGGCTGGCGAATTTCTTGGCCGTCTCTTCCAACGGAATGCCGGCCCGCGCCAGACGGACGGCCGCCTCGGCAGCGGTCCCGAGACCTTCGGCAGATACCCTTCCAGTGGCAGCCAAAGCAGTCAGCGCATCAGCCGCCTGCCCTTGCGTGCCGATCACCTGCGATTGCGCGGCGGCCATGGCCTGCAGTTGACCGACAGTGACGCCGGCCGCGTTACCACTCAACACCAGTGCGCGCGCATACGCCTGAGCTTCTGCCTGACCCTGCACATAAGCCACGCCGAGCGCTGCCACTGCGGCGCCAGCGATGGTGAACGGGTTGACGACCGATGCCGCAAAACCGCCCACCGCGCGCAGCGCCCCGCCCACACTGCCGAATACGGTGGTGAGCTGCGACCCCTGCTGCAGCAGAGCCGTCAGCGGCGCCTGGCCGCCCTGGATCTGAACGAATAGATCCTGCAGCTGAGCGCTGACCTGTGCCATCTGCTGGCCCGAAAGTTGCGCCTGTTGGCCGGCCTGCTGGCCGGTCTGGCCGAGGCGCTTCAGGCTGTCGGCGGCCCTGTTGGCGCCGGACTGCACCTGGTCGGCGCCCTGGATGGCGAGAAGGATGGTGAGGTCGGCTGCTGCCACGTGTCAGGCTCCTAGACCCTTGCCGCGCGCTTCGGCGGCTTGCATGAGGTGGCGTTGCGCCAGCCAGGCGCGCTCCATGACGGCGAGGCCCTGAAGCAGCGGCTCGCGCTCGGCCGCGGGGATGCAGCGCACGTCGGGGTGCAGCCGCAGGCTGTGCCACTGGAACCCCGTGGGCCCGAGCGGGCCGTGGGCCCACTGGGTTTGCACGGCGCCCCACAGCCGCAGCACCGGCACGTTCTCGTGCAGCAGCACGAACTCGGGCCGCTCGATGGGCGCCGCCCCACGCTGCCGGGCGAGCGCTGCCAGGCGGGCGAGGCCGACCGCGGCGCGGTCGTCGGGTGGGGCGTCGTCGAGGGGCTCATCGGGTGGGCCGAGGTCGATCTCGTTGGCGGCCAGCAGCGTCGCCAGCCGCGTCAGTTTCCCGAGGCGCCAACGGCGCCGCTGGCGCGCAGGTAGCCTGCGAACACCAGCGACACCATGCCACCCACCAGGCGGTACAGCGCGTCCAGCGCCTCGGGGCCGGGCGGCACCGGGGCGCCTTCGGCGTCCTGCAGCGGGGGCTTGCCGATCCAGGATTGCAGGGCCACGCCGCGGGCGGCGAGGAACTCCTGCACCTTGACCTGCTCGCCAAGCTCGCGCTCCTGCTCGCCCAGCGGCTGGCGCTTGGCGGACAGGCGCATGCCGAAGGGCTTGTCTTCGCCGCCATCGTTCAGCGTGAACTTGACGTCGAACTCGACGCGGTCGCCAACGACCAGCTTGTAGGTGGCGCTCATGGTGCCGCTCAGAAGCTGGTGAACGCGCCGGCCATCGTGATGACGACCTTCTGCTTCATGACCGACTCGAAGACGGGCAGCGAAGAGGCGCTGACCGTGCCGTAGGCGTAGCCGTAGATGCCGCCGGGCAGCACGAACTTGATGGCCTTCTTGCCGCCAATGCGCGACGCGGCCTGCATGGCCTGCTGGTCGGCCCGCGAGCGGTCCCAGCCGAGCGTCAGCTCCAGGCTGGCGCCGCTGAAGCCGGTGAACAGCTTGACGGCGTTGCGGCGGTCGAAGGGCTTGACCTCTTCGAAGCTGGCTTCGCCACCGCTGGGCGTGACGCCAAGGACCTGGCCGATGCTCGTCCAACCGGCGATCTTCTGCGCGGTGCCGACGGCGCTGGCGACCGGGTAGAAGTCGGTGTTCGTCGAGTCGTAACCGGCGATGGAAAAGGCGTTGGCAGCGACGGCCGACGCGCGCACGACGGACTCATTGAAGTCATCCCAGTTGTTCAGGATGAGGATCTCGTCGTTGTTGGCGTAGCCGTGGGCCGCGGACGACACGACGGGCGGCGCGGCGTTGCTGATGGCGCTGACGACCTTGGCGCCTTCCAGCGTGGTGCTCAGGAAGAACTGCGCGCCGATGAGGGTGTTGTAAGACATGGTGGGGGCTCCTGTGATGGGGTCAGGGGATGAGGGTCTCGGGCTCACCCTCGACGCCATGGAAGACGGCCTCGAGGTGCAGGGTCAGGGCACCCAGTCGGGCGGCCTGGGTGCCGTCGTCGTCGACGCGGCGGCGGGTGCCGATGCAGTGCAGGTTGAACGGCGGCTGCACGCTGAAGAGGGCCTGCAGGCCCTGGACCTGCAGCGTGTCGAAGAGGGTTTCGAGCTGCGTGGCGCTGGCCACGAAGCCGTCGGCGCGGATGCGCAGGCTGTGCTGCAAGAGCGAAGGCCAGGTGATGCCTTCGGCTTGCACGTCTTCGCTTTCGATGGCGACGAACCAGCACGGCAGCTCGGTCTCGGCGGCCGGGTGGTAGCGGCCCTCGAACACGCGGCCGGCGGTGAGCGCGCAGGCTTGCAGGCGCTGCGCGACGATTTGGCGGACTTGGGCGGCGGCGAGCATGGGTGTCAGGCCTTGGCGAGGATGAGTTGCACCAGCGCGCCATCGGGCGGCACGGGCAGCGCCTGGCGCACGAGGTAGCTCACGCCATGGCGCACCAGCGTCTGGCCGGCCTGCGCGCCAACGGTGGCGAGCACCTCGGCCGTGGTGGCGGTGGTGACGATGCCGTCGAGCACGACCTCGCCCGCGGCGTCGAACAGCCCGTGGATGGGCTGGCCGGCGAGCGTCATGGCTTCGCCGGCGTCGGCGAGCATGGCGGCGAGGTCGTCGTCGAACGGCATGGCGATCAGGCCTCGGTCTTCTCGGGCTTCTTCGCCTTGGCCTTGGCTTCGGCCACGGCGGCAGCGCGCAGCTCGGCGGCGGCCTTCAGGCGCTTGTCGCTGGCCACCAGATGGGCCGGACGACCCTTGGCGTCCTTCGCGTCGACGTAGAGGCCCTTGCCAGCGACGACGATGGCGTGGCCGTGGTCGGGCTCGATGTCGATGACTTCGTTGACGCTGATGAAGGTGGGGCCGTCGAGCGACGGGGCGAAGGTGTCTTGGGTGACGAGGATCTTCATTTGGGGCTCTCGGTGAGGTGGGCGAGGCCCGGCGCCGGGTTCGGCGCCGGTTGCTGGCTCGTCAGACGCGCAGCGCGTCCAACATGGCCGCGAAGCTGGCGGCGCGGCGCACGGCCGTGTCGCAGTCCTGCAGCGCGACGATGCGGCGGCCGCCCTGGGTGGCCAGCGCATACGGGTCGAGGATCAAGTCCAGCCCGCTCCAGAAGCCCAGCAGCAGGTCGCTCCAATTGCCGAAGGCGATGGCTGAACAGACGCCGTTGGCCGTGCCCTTGGTGAGGTTGCTGGGCATGCTGTTGGTAGCCACGGCGCGGTAGCCGTTGACCTCGTCGCCCTTCCACACCGGCTCGCCGCTGGTGCCGCTGAACACCTGCGTGAGCTTGAGCTGCGCGCGCATCTTGGCGTTGCTCACGTAGCTCATGCCACCCACGTCGGCGTTGGCGATGCCGACGGCCTCTTCCAGGCCAACCATGTGCGGGTAGGTGGGCGCTGCGCCGTTGGTGCCCCCCGCCACAGCGCCGATGCCGGCGGTGTTGATCACACCGCGCGGCTCGGCGCCGCTGCCGCTGCCGCACAGGCCGACACGGTCGATCTCGGCCGCGATGCCGTTGGCCAGGTCCGCCCGCACCAGCGCCTCGATGGCAGGCGTGGTTTGCAGCAGCGTCTTGCGGCTGAAGTCGGTGAACATGCCGACAGTCTTGGGCGTCAGCGTGACCTGGCCGAATGCCGCCTGGCTCTCGGTGACGTTCACGCCTTCGGCCACCCAGTAGGTGCTGGCGCCGGCCGTCTGGCTCGGGATGGCGATGTTGCCGGTGAGGCCGTCCAGCACCGTGGCGCCAAGCTGGGCCAACACCATGCGGTTGCGAAGCAGGTCGATGAAACTGCCGGCCAGCAGGTCGGTAGCGACCAGGTTGCCGCCGGCGGTGGCGGTGCCGACCGTCAGGTCACGCTGCGCCAGCATGGCGCGCACGGCCTCGGCCACCTTGGCCTCGCGGGCGATGCTGCCCTTGAGCACATCGACCGGCACGGTGTAGCCGGCTTGGCGGTGTGCGTAGTTTTCGGCCTTCTCGTCCAGCGGGCGCAGCTTGCGGGCCTCCACCGAGCACTCGATTTCGAAGGCGGCGCGCTTCTGGGCTTCCTTGTCGTTCGGCTCCAGCAGCGCATACATGAGACGCGTCATGCTGAACCGCTGCTGCTCGCGCTCGCTCAGGCCCAGCTCGGGGCTGACGGTGGGCTTGATCTTGCCGCGCTCCTCGAGCTTCTTGAGCACCAGCTCGCGGAAGGCGTCGACGCTGGCGCCGTCGTTGATGGCGGCGGTGGCTTCATCGGCCAGGCTGTGGGCGTGGCCCATGGCGCGGATGGCGTTGGCGCGCTCGCGTTCGGCCGTGGCGGCCTGGCTGGCGATGACGCGGATGTCCGGCGCGGGTGCGGGCGCCGGGGCGGTGGTGACGGGATCGCTCATGGTGCGGGTCTCCTTGGGTTGAGCGGTTGCGGCCTCGGCGGCCAGGGAACGGCCCACGCCCACGGAGGCGTCGGCGGGGATGGACACGATGGACACCTCGTAGGGGGTCCACGCAGTGACGCGGTAGGTGGCTTCGTCGTCGGTGCGGCTCTCCAGCACCATGTCGTCGATGGAGTAGCCGACCGAGACGAGCTCGCGGATGCCGTCGAGCACGTCCTGGAAGATTTCCTCGGCGCGGGCCGAGCGGCTGAACTTGACGGTGGCGCGGCACTTGCGGTCGCTGTCGACCCAGGCCTTTTCCACGACGCCGATCTGATCGCGTGTGTTGTGGTCCAGCAGCAGCGGGTGGCGGTTGTTGAGCCGCTCCAGGTTCACCGCCGAGCCGGTGCAATCGAGGATCTCGACGCCCCACCAGCGCTCATAGGGCGCATCGCTGGCGAAGCACAGTTCGACAGTGCGGGCCTCTTTGTCGATGGCGCCGCGCTCATAGACCATGGCGCGCTTCTGCGGCTCGGCGAGGGCCTTGCGGACGTTGTCGGGCAGGGTGTTGCGGTCAATGATGGTGGGCATGGGTCACTCCGTGCCGGTGGCGCCGAGGCCACCGGTGATGAGGTGCAGGCGGCGGGCCTTGGCGGCGGCGGCTGCTTCGGGGTCTTCGTCATCGACGCCGGCCAGGCCAGCGGCAGTGAGCTTCTCGTCCCACTCGACCCACTCGGCGAGCACCTCGTCGGGGTCGTCGCCGTTCTCGGCCATGACACGCTGCGGGCTGGTGATACGGCCTTCCAGCCGGCTGCGCTGGGCTTCGATGGTCTTGAGCGGGTCCAGCGGCTGCCAGGTGTGGGTTTGCCAGCGCGCGGCCGCGGCGTAGGTGTCGATGCGCGCGAAGCTGAGGCTCGACAGCTCGGGCGCGGCCACGAGGGCGTACTTCAACCAGCGCTCATAGATGGGCTGGCTCCAGTGGGCGACGAACCACTCCTGCAGCTCGAGCCACAGCGTGCGTTCGTCGCCCAGACCCAGCTGGCCGCTGGAGTAGTTCACGTCGCTCAGGTCGTTGCCGAGGCTGATGTAGCTGACCTCGAGCGCGCTGGCGATGTTGCGCAGGCAGTCCTTGATGAACTGGCCGTATTCGATGTTGGGGTAGTCGCTCTCGAAGGGCGAGGCCTTCAGGCCATGTGGCAGCACGTCCCAAGTGCCGTCCTGCAGCGTCTGGAATGGCGTGCCGTCGGCGGCCTTGCCGTCTTCCATGGCGGCGGGCGGCGCAGCGTCCGGGTGCATCTCGAAGAAGCCGCCGCGCTTGGCGCTCTCGCGCGCCTTGTTGAGGCCGGAGGCGGCGAAGTCGGCCGCCTGGTACATGGGCTTGAGGCCGGCCTGCATCCACGGCACGCCGAGCAGCTGCAGGGCTTCATCGGGCAGCTGCAGGTGCAGCATCTCGGCAGCGGGCACGCGCACGAAGTTGCGGGCGGTCGCCAGCGGGTCGAGCGCGGCGGGGTCGGTGCCGCGCAGCCAGTAGGCGCGCACGGCGCCGAAGGCGTCGACCTCGATGCCCTGGCGGATGCGGGCGCCGTCGGCAAGGTCGGCGCGGTGGGTCCGGGCCAGCACGTCGATGGGCAGCAGCTGCAGCTGCAGACCGTGCGGCCCGCGGCCGGCAAGGAAGCGGCAGAAGACGCTGCCGTCGACAGCCACGTGGCGCAGGGCCAGGCGGTCGAGATCCTGACGGGTGTAGCGGCCCGTCACGTCGCACGCGCCCTGGCGGCCCCAGGCACCGTAGGCGCCCTCGATGGCGGCGTTGACGCCGGTCTTGAGGCCGCCCTCGGTTCGCAGGCGCACCTGCAGGCGCACGCCCTGCGGGCCCAGCACGTTGCGGCGGACCATGCCGAGGAAGCGCCGCGCGAAAGGGTTGTTGCGCGCGGCATCGCGGCTGCGGGCGATGACAGTGGCGAGGCCAGCGTCGGTGTCGGCGTTGATGTGCAGGCCGTCGGCCTGCCAGCTGGCGACGTCGTTGGTGGTGAGCGCGGCGAGCAGGCTGCGCTGCTGCGCGGTC